CCTGTTCACCACAAAAGCACCACATATCATAAAACCAACTGGCAGTACCATCAGGAGTACTGATAAACAAAGCCCAACCCTGTTTATCAGCCAATGCAGGTCTAATAACTTCAGCCCATACATCTCGATCCATAAACGCTGCTTCATCCAATACAACCCCTGCTAGGCTTCTACCTCTCAATGCCATAGCATTTTCAGTTCCCTTTAATTCAATAGTTGAACCATTTATCAATTCCAACCTTAAATCTGTCTCATTCTTACTCTGAACCCAAACTTTAGGCACTAACTTCTTCAATTCTTTCCACGCAATATCCTTTGCCATCCTATAAGTAGGAGCACAATAGAAATACACCTCCCCAGGTCGATTGATAGCTCCTCTGAGCAGTTCAATACAGGATAAATATGATTTACCAAACCTTCTTCCTGCAACCAACACCCGAAATCTTTTATCACAATTAAATACCTCTCCCTGTGCATACCTTAAACTGATTTCTGGTTTGTTTTTTACCGCCATACACCAAAAAATAACATAATTTTCTACTTATACCCCCTATTTATAGCCTAATTCCGCTTTTTTAGGTTATTATTCGATTATTAACCCCCTCTCAGATTAAGTCCGTGGCTTCTTCTACCTTTCCCAACGATATTACACCTCCAATAGCTCAATCTAAAAAACGTGGTAGACCTAGATTTGTTGCTCGCTCTACAGCAGAAAAGGTTCAAGAGCGTGCTCAAAGACTTTACTCTCGTCAATTAGACGGTCAAACTACTCGTCAATTAGTAATAGAACACTCAAAAATTGAAGGCATATCAGAAACTACAGCTTGGCAGGATTGGGATAAAGTAAAACACTGGAATACTGAAGATTGGGATAAAGATAGAGAAAATATGCTTCCTCGCTTACAAGCAATGAGAGTACGTCTATTTCACAAAGCAGTTAAAAAAGGTCAATTACAAACAGCAGCACAGATTCTAGACTCTCTAGGCAAAGTAATAGGTGAATCCGTAGAAACAGTAAACATACAAGCTCCAGAACTTTCAATAAAAGTAGAATCGAAGTAACGAAGATTTTGAGAATATATTTAAGTTCCTCGGCAATCGATATATTTTGTAAATTTTTGTAACAGTACCCCCATCTAATATCACTTTGGTATCAACTGATACAGAAGTAATATCACTTAAATGTTATATTAAGATCATGGTAAATTATCATAATTGGTACATGGTGTGAAAAATTTTTTCCCTATGTACAAAATATGATTTTTATCTGTTGGCTCTTTTCTCTCTAACTGTATTTAGTTCTATTTCGATAGCTACAATCACTTAGAGAATACAAAAGGAAAGAATCAAAAAAGAATCTAGAAAACTTAATTACTTTCCCTTCCTATGGACTTCCAGAAGACTATCAACTTGGAGTTATCTAATAACCCTAAGTTAGCTTTTGAACTAGCTTTAAATAAGCTAGGAGCTACAGAAAAAAATCCTGTAGACATTAGGTTTCTAATGTTTATGTATGCTACTAACTCGAAAGATTTAGAAAATCCTAATACTTTATTCTTTAAGGATAGAGTTACTAAGGAATATACAAAAATCAAGTATTAACCATGATCGGTAACACTTGCATAAGTCCAGACTATGAAAAAATTTTGATATCTAAAAAAATTAGATATGAAAAATGCTTTTCTAAATCTGGCAAGCTCTGGTTAAAAATTAACCCTTTTGATGAGCATGATCATTATCAATTTTTTAAATCAATTCCAACTTACGTTAAGTTGGTATTGCATGATTAAATTAGATCAGGAGTAATTTTATTACTCCTTTTCTTTCCTTCCTTTTTACCTTCCTAAAAACTATGAGAACTTCAATTATTGCAACTTGTTTTTTAATCTTGCTTTGGCAAGGATTAGTTATAACAAGAACACTTCAAACACGGTTACAAGATAGAACCGACCAACTAGAAAAAATTATTAATTCTCTTTAATATGGCTTATTACAATCCTGACTTTTATTTATACGAAAAAATAAAAGAATTACAAAAAAAAGTAATTCGTTTAAATGATGAGTTAGCCGATGCTAATTATCTAAATCAAAAACTACAAAAAAAACTACAACAAAAGGAACTTAAAAAATGAGTCAAACAAAAACAGAAGTTATTTTTAATAACGGAAAAAATACAGACAATGGGTATGTAATAAAAAACCCATATGCTACAGTCCAAACATTTAACACTGAAGACGGGAAAGTTCATATTCCCGTTTATTGTTTAATACAAATTTTTTCAATGCTATATGTAGGAGAAAGAACTGGGAAAGATTCTAGTTTTATGAGATCAGGAGCAGTAAAAGCCTTAAACAAATATTTTAAGACAAAACATAACTATAAGTTTTGGCGGGAAAGTTTAAGGCCATTATATGAGTCAGAATACTATACAAAATAAAATTCCAGGATAAAAACAAATTTCCCAGATTTTCAAAATTTGGGAAATATTTTTTTTCAAAAAAAATTTTTTCAAAAAAAAAAAAAAAAAAAAAAAAAAAATTTAAAAAAAATTATATTCTGAATGTAAAAACTGAATGAAAAAAACTGAATGAATTTTTTTAAACTAAATGTTTTTTTATATCACTATGATATAATTTAAATGAAGTCTCAAAAAAATTATGACTACTTTAACCAAAAGAGAAACCATGTACAAAAATATTATTGAACATGGTAAAGACTTAAAAAGAGTTTTTAACTTAGATTCATCTATTGATGAAGTAAAACTTTGTAAGGCATTATTTAGAATAGAAAATAAAGCCCATCAATTAGCAACACATTTTTGTAACTATGGTTATGAATCAGAAGAAGAAACAGAAAAAATTATTGATAATATTTTAAATAAAGTTGATAAACTTTTAAATTTTAAAAATCAAAATATCCCAGTTTTTTTCAATGGTGATGCAAGAGGATATACATTAAAAATAGATTCTGACTATATGAGAGAAAATAAAATTTATCCTTTTTATAGTGATTGGGGAAATTATGGAATAATTGCACCAAGTTTTAGAGAGTCTTAAAAAACTCTCTTTTTTTATATATATATTGTATATATACTATAACTGTGATATCATTTTATTAGTTTATACAATATCAAAAATGCCAAAACTGAATGAACCCATGAATGAATCAATTTTTCAATCAATTATGGGTGAATATTTAATCGATCCTAATGAATACTATGAAAATCAAAGTATTCGTAGAGCATATGCCATGAATGATGAAGTCATGCTAAGAAAAATTCTTGAATGTGAGTATTAATTATGGATAAAGTATTTATAAAGCATAATGATGCTGCTCATGGGTGGTTAGAGGTTAGTTATAAAGATATAACTGACTTGAATATTCAGAATGAAATTTCTGAATTTTCTTATATAAATAAAACTATTGAATCAGTTTTTTTAGAAGAAGATTGTGACATGACTTTATTTATGAAGGCATATAAAAACAAGTATAAAAAAGGGATAGTCTATTGTACTGAAGAGAATTATGAAATTCACCCTATAAGGAATTTACCTAATTATAAAAGTTGGCAATTTAACCTTTATTGGAACCCATTAAAGGGAAAAGAGTTAAGTGATTATTTAGATAATCAAGTCAAATTAAATGGAGATAAATTATGAATAAATTAGAATCAACAATACCTTTTGATGGTTTTTATTGCTCATTTATTGATGATGATATAGATCATCAAATAAGGCAACAAATAGAATGGGATAGTGATATATATGATTTAAATGAAGATGAGCAACAAGTATTAGAAGATAGTTATTTTAGTGTTAATAGATCATCTTTTTATAATCAAATAGCTGAAGATTATACAAATTTTTATATTGATGCACTTAATGAAAAATTAGAAGGATTTAAACTAAAAGCTAAATTTAATCTTTTAACAAGTCCTAGAGAATATAACTTTGAAACAGATAGAATTTTTATAGAAATAGAGGAAAATCATGCTATTGATTTTATTAAATATATAATTAAAAACTATAAAAAAGAATTAGAAAATAAGATAAAAGAAAGATTTACAAGTAGATCAGGATTTCATTCTTTTTACAAAAACAGTTTAGATTTATGGCCTCAAGATTATTCAAAATGGGATCATAATCAAATTGGTACTTGTTTTGAATTATTTAATTTAGAAGAAGAAGATATAAATTATTCACTTAGAGAATATTTAAGTGAAACAATTATGGATAACTTAGGAAATACGTTAGGTCAAAAAGGTATTGATTTATTGGATAGAAAGCAAAAAGAGAAAGATAAGAAAGAATTAATGGATAAACAACAACTAAAACTAAATTTTATTTAATTATGAAATTATCAACTGCTAAAGACTTAATGACACTTGCATTAATGAAAAGTGTAATTATTAAAGATACAACTGAATCACTTTTATTTCAAAAAGAGATCGAATGTCAAATGAAAATTATTGAAAAGAAATTTTCAATGTATTTTATGGAAGAATGTAAAAAAAATGCTGAAAAGTATTTATGGAATAGTACCGATAAAGAATTTGAAGAATTAATTAATAAATACCCAAATGGGTTAAGTGCAATAACAAAAATAGATTTTAAGAGTATAGAAGAATAAATTATGGTAAATATAAATCCAAATAGAGAATCATGTATGGAATACATGAAAGAGTTAATTAGAAAAGGATTATCAAGAACTGAGGTGGTAGATGAATGTAGAAAGAAA